TGTCGCTGGTATCGATTAGTCTCACCGGCTTGCGGGTCAGCATTCCAGCCAGCAAGCGCTCAAGGCGTTGGTAGTACGGCGGCACCACGCTGCGCGCAAGGCGGTTGTCATAAGACTCGTCCTGCTCGCGTGGCTCTTGCGGCAGGTAGCGGCGGTGCTTCCGCCGCATACCGTATGTGCCTTGCAGTAAATCCTCAATCAGGATCCAATGCGTTTCTTGCGCGTACCATGCAGAGTTTGCATCCTGCACACGGGTGACCTTACGCTCTGCCGTAGGCCGGTCGTAGTAGTTAAAACCCGTGTACATGCTCTACGTCAAGCTGCAGTCAGTGTAACGCTGTTGCGGGTTACCTTAATTTCAAACTCATCACCGGGGTTGAAACCCATCTCTTTGACGTACCCTTCACCAATGGACAGCTTGCCGTTGAACTGCACCTTGGTTTTGTAGGTCAAGGTGCGACCTGCCTTTTTAGGGCCAGCCAGTGCAATGCCCTTGGCATCGAGGAGCGCTTCGTAAAACGCGGTGAAGCAAAGCTTTTCGCCTTTGATGTAGCCGCACTCGCGGACCAGTTCGGTCTTGTTCAGGTGAGCGGATTCTTTGACTTTCGACAGTAGCTCAGCGCCGGTCAGCATGAGTGCAGTAAATGGATGGCGGATTTAATATAACCTAATGCCAGTGCTTCGTCCAGCATTGGCGTGCAGCGGGTTGAACTCACGCCAGATGATGTACCCAAGCGCATCGTTCATGTGGTCGTAGCCTGCGTCCTTGTCAGGCTCACCTTTCTCGTTGTAAGACTGCAGCTCAAGACACTCGATTACCTTGCGGCAGCCGTCTGTTACCTGCAGCCGCACTTGACCTTTGCCGTTTTCCAGCAAAGCCTGAACAGCAGCCACGCGATCACGGACGGGAGGATTGCTGCGCGGCGATTGGTTTGACATGCCATACGATTCAAGGATCTGGATGTCTGTTTGCGCAGCATTGGTGCTGCGGTTGCCGCCGCTGGCGTCAGGGTAAACATAGATACGATGCGTTGGGTATCTGGATTTGATCGACTGCGCTAGGGCGTCGGTGTCATGGGCGCCAGAGATCTCATCAACTACTAGCAGGGTGTTGCTTTGCCTGATGGCGATGACGGCAGACATGTTGCCCACGTTAAAGTCAACGCCAACGCGCAATGGTTCGCGGCTGATGTCTGGTAGGTCGGTGACAATGTGCTTAGCGCGATCAAAGCGGTCATACACTTGGCCAGTGGTGAGGTTGACAAATTCACCGTCTAGGTATGCCTTGAGGAGGCTTGGATCGTAGTTGGCCTGCAGTCGCTCAATGAAATCTGGCGGCAGGTGCGGGTTGTCCACGGTGCGCATCTTGATCAGATGCCGATCTGCGCGCGCCTTGGCATCATCACTGCCAAACGTATTCCACATCCAGCGAAAGCCTTCTGGCGTGCTGGCCGCTGCAAACTGCCGGACATTACCTGATCGCAAGCGACCAAGGATCTTAGGAAATGCCTTGTTGGCAATGGCTGGCGTCACGGTGTCGATCTCGTCCGCTAACACCCATGCAAGGTTCAAACCAATGATGCGTGACCAGTTCTCAAACGATCGGCACAAGATCTTGGTGTCACCACCTGGCAGGTGCAGCGTGTACTCCGGCAGCGGTGATGCCCTGAATGTGTACGGGATGTCATACGCCTCTAGGAAATCATCAAAGTCGTTCTGCCAGATGTCACGAATCAATGGGCCGGTGGGTTCCATCACGGCGCCGATAAACCCTTGATTGGCTGCGGCCAGCATCACAGCCTTGGCGCACAATGCCCTGGTCTTGCCAGCGCCATACCCGGCCGAGATACCAAGGATCTGCGTTGCGGTGTCATCCACAAACGCAAGCTGCCCAGGGTGCAGATCTGCGCGAATGCGGGCCAGTAGATCGCCTGTGTGCTCCGCCGTTGGCATCTCCATGAAGTTAAGCAGCGGGGCATCTTCACAGATGCCAGCAACGATGCTCACGACATTTCAAATCGCAGCAACCGTGCCTGTTTTTCAATAGCAGTCATTGCAAGACCAACCTGTCCATTTTCGCGCGCGATGCGCTCATAATCTTGCAACCGCGCAAGCGCAGCTTCCAGCCACTGCGGTCTAGCAATTTCAGCATCAATTGATAGTAGTTTGCGCGCTTCAGCTAAGTAATCCCTTACTTGGCGTTCGCTTACATTCCACTTTTCGGAACCGTATTGAACGATTTGGTTATGATTGTAGGCACGCAAAAGCAACCCATAGACCTCATTGACGCGGGCTTGGATCTCGTCTTTAGTGCTTTTGCGTGCCATGTGATCAGCGTACCTGAACTGGCATTACCAGTGTAAGGCCAGGCTCAAATACTACAGGAGTAGTTGAGCTGTTGCCGCTGATGGTAGCAGTATCACCGTCTAGATGCTTGAAGGCATCAATGAGGTAATGCACGTTGAAGGCAAGGGTTGGCAGCGTGCCATCCATGGCAATGGACTCTGACCCGCTGTTGGCTTCAGCCTCGGCGGCAATGGTAAGCCGCTTGGATTTCGCGGTGAGCTTGACGACGCTGTTGTGGCTGTCGGCGATAACGGCTACGCGCTCAAGGGCAGCCAGCATGGCAAGGCGGCTGACAATAGCCGTGTGCTCGTAGCTGGGAGGGATCAGCGCTTGCACGTTCGGGTAGGTGCCGTCCAATAACCGCGAAACGATCATGGTGCCATCAGCAAGGGCGATAGCGGCTTGATGCTTGTCTGCGGTGATGGTGGCCGGCTGGCGGATCTGCTGCAGGGTGCGCGCAGGCAGCACGAGATCGAGGTCTGCGGCATCGGTGTCGGCGGTACGCACGGCAAGGCGATGACCGTCTGTGGCCTCAAGGCGCAGGGCGCCGCTTGCGATGGTGACATGCACGCCGGTCAGCAGCTGCTTGGACGCATCGGTGGCTGCAGCAGGCAATACGGCCGCCAATGGCGCTGTGAGGTCCACAGCAACGCCTGCAGCAGCATCCACCACGGGCAATGCAGGGAAATCCTCCGCAGAGGCCACGGAGAGGCTGTAGGAGCCGCCTGCAGCGGTCAGCGTGACGCGTGTACCGTCCACGGCCAGCGACAGCGCCTCAGAAGCGTCTAGGCGGCCTGTGATGTCCGCTAGCAGCCGATGGGGCACCACGCAAGCGCCAACGGTGTCTACGGCAGCAGTGATGGCGGTGCTGATGCCAAGGTCAAGGTCATATGCGGTGATGCGCACGGCGCCGTCATCAGCAGCAAGGAGCACGCCAGCAAGGATCGGATGACCAGAGCGTCCGGTGCCTACAGCGCGGGATACAGCGCGGAGGGCATGGGACAGGTCGAACTGTGAGCAGGTGAATTTCATTGTGCAGCAGCTTCGGCTAGGGCATTGATGATGGCGTCGCAATCGACTTGAAACGAACCGACGAGTTCGAGCGGGATCGGCTGGCTGTCGTCCTGTGCGTTGTCGCGGATGGCATGGGCGTAAGCCAATGCCTGCGTGATGCAGTCATGAAGCCGGTTGATCACCGGCGACTGCTTGGCGGGAATGCTGATCGAGTCTTGTGATGACATACGCAACGAGATGCTCAACGTGTCGGTGCGACAGATCACCCCGCATGTGGGCAGCAGCACCGGACACGAGGCGATGGTAGTCGGCTGTGGTCAACCTTGCAACCGCACTGCTTAAGGAACGGTCACGGATCAGCTGCGCGCGGCTGGTGCCGAGTGATGCGGCCTGCTGATCCAAGGCGGTGAGGTCTTCGGGCTGGAAACGGACTTTGATTTCTTGCATTTGTTCCATGGGTGAGGCGGCAGCATACGTCCAACCAAGGTTTTGAGGTTAGGACGGCGAGATCCCTTGCGGGCCAAGGCTTCTCCTAACCGTCTAACCTCCTAACCTCTAGTAGTAAGTAAGTAAAAGAGGAGTAGGGGGGGGGTACGGGGTAACTCTGTAAGGGAAGTGGGTCGGTCCGCTGGTTAGGCGGCTGACATCGACTGCAGCGCAAGGCGTCTGACCGTCTAGCCGACATGTTGGCCGTCCAACTGGTAGTACCAGCGCCTCTTGCCGGTCGATTCGCGGCGTTTCGCCCAACCCAGCTCCTTCAGGATCGAAGCCACTTGCATCTGGTCGGCCTTGGACTGGCGCTCCATAGGCTTCTGGATGGCCTTGGCAAGGATCTCCTCGGAGGTCAACAGGTCAGTGCTGCGGCGTTCGGCGAGGTAGGAAAGGATGGCGGCGCGCCATGGCGACTCGATCATGTAGGCATCGTTTTCCTGCTGAACGGCTAGCTCCATGGCTGCAGGAAGGCGGCTGGTTTCACCGTTGCGGTAGGCATGAACCGCTGCAGACCAGATGGCGTCACGCTCCATTAAGAGCATCGCAGTGTTGATTTGATCCACCTGTGTCCTAGTCGTAGGTATCACCCAGAAACGACGGTTTCCGGTTTCATCCACGAGAAAGCCAGCGGTTTTATTAGTGGTGCCAACAATGATGCCACGCCTTGGGAATGCTTCAACGGCCTTGCCATATGGCACACGGAGTAGATCTACCGCCTGCGATAAAAACGCCTTGACTTGCCCAGCGTGCTTACGATTGGTGATGTGATCAAGCTCTGCCCATTCCATGATCCACGAGCGGTGAAGCACCATTACATCGTCCTTGGTGCTGATGTCACCCAATGCATCTGAGTAAAATGGACCACCTAAACAGCCCCAGAAGCTGGATTTGTATGCACCTTGATCGCCCATGATCACGCAGGCGGTGTCATGCTTGAAACCAGGATCAAAGGCACGAGCAACAGCGCCGATCAAGGTGCGCTTAAGCATCTCGTCGTAGATCGTGGCCTCACCGCCTTGGTCCTCTGGGCGAAGGTATGCGGTAGCGAGGCCGTCGATGTAAGCCGGCTGGACGTGCTGCTCGCAATGGTTCAGGTACTCGGTTACGGGGTCGTAAGGGTTCTCGTTGGCGACCTGCACAAGGCAGTCAATAGCCAGCTCCTTGCCGACCTTGTAACCCATCTCTGCCAGCTTCAGGTAAAAGCGATCGGCGCCATCGATGACCTTGCCCTTGATTTCGATCTGCTGGGTGAAAACGTTGTAGCGGATCTCATCGGTTTGGCTGCGCAGCAGGGCTAACAGCTCTGCGGTTTCCAGTTTTTCCGGCTTCGTGATGATCGGCGGTTTGGCATCGCCGTCACCACTGCCGTCACCTGTCGCCACCCTGCGCTGCGGCTCGCGACGCCGCGGCTGCCAGCCGTCTTTTTTGGCCATGTCGCCAAGGGTGCCAAGGCTGATGCCGGACTTCTTGAAGCTCTTCCACTTGCGCTGGCAATCACTGGGCTTGTGCTTGCCGGATTGCGCTGACCACTGCTCCCACTCGTCTAGCAAGGCATCATCGCCAACGCTATGGAGCGCCATGCCAACGGCTAGCCAGTCGTCGTAGTCATCAGCGCGACTGCTGGCGAGGGCGTCTAGGTAAGAGCGCGCCCTGGTGGCATCGTCAGCACCATTTATCACTGGCGGCAAGACCACCGGCTCGGCTACTGGTTTGAGCATCCGCTCGATCAGGCAAAGCGGCGCTTCGGCTAGGTCGAGATCTTCGGGGCTGTATTTGGCTACCCAGCGGTAGCCGCTGGTGGTTGGGTGCGCGCCGGCTACAACAGACTGGCAGCCGGTCCAACGGAGTTCCACCTGCTCCGGTTTGCCGTCGGAGTCGGTGACACCTGACTTGTATTTGCGTGTGGCGATGCCAGACCAGTACTCCTCTGGCACGCGGTAGATGACTTGAAACCTGCCATCACGACCGGAGGTAACAGTCCACGAGCGCGGCAACGACGACATGGGGCAACCCCAGTCTCGAAGGATGGTGCTGGCGCTGCGGCCGTCGTGATCAAGGAACAGCAAACCACCCGATGGCACGCCACAGCACACGCCAATAGCACGAGCGCGACCGGAGTCAAGCTCGGCCTGCAGTTTGGCTTTGTCTAGTGGGTTGTCCTGCCACTTGAGTTGATACGGCCGCTTCTGGCCGTCAACAGCAACGTATCCCCACCCATCGGGCAGGCGGTTTAGCTCTTGGGCAAGGGTCACTTGATCTCCTTGAGCGCCTGCTCTAGCAGCAATCGGATAGCGGTTGCGCGATTCATGCGATCACCGCGCCAAGAATCAAGCCGCTGCAATAGGTCTGGCGTCAGCCGTATATGGGTTGGATGGACGAGACGCACGAGTTTGGGGTGGACGCTTGCCAAGCGTAGCAACGGTTGCTACGGTGGCAATGCCAAACGGCAGCCATGACCTACAAAGACTTCCTAGCCTCCAAATCCACAGCCTGCGCACCTGCGGGCTTTGACCCCGACCAGTTCACGGCGCCGCTGTTCCCGTTTCAGCAGGACATCGTGACCATGGCTTGCCGCGTCGGCAAGTTCTGCATCTGGGCTGACTGCGGCATGGGCAAAACCGCCATGCAGCTTGAGTGGGCGCATCAAGTGCATAAGCGCACTGGTGGCAACGTGCTGGTGTTGGCACCGCTAGCCGTGGCGCACCAGACCGTGCGCGAGGGCGCCAAGTTCGGCATCCAATGCAGCTTTGCCGCAACGCAAGATGAGGTGAAGCCCGGCATCACGATCACCAACTACGAAAAGCTCGGCCACTTCGATTCATCCGCCTTCCAAGGCGTGGTGCTCGACGAGTCCAGCATTCTCAAGGCCTATACCGGCAAGATCCGCAATCAGATCATCTCCAGCTTTAGCCAAACGCCATTCCGTCTGGCATGCTCAGCGACACCAGCACCAAACGACCACATGGAGCTTGGCAACCATGCTGAGTTCATTGGCGTGATGACTAGGACCGAGATGCTGGCAATGTTCTTTGTGCATGACGGTGGCGACACTGCTAAGTGGCGCATCAAAGGACACGCCAAGAGCAAGTTCTGGGAATGGGTCTGCAGTTGGGCGGTGACCATCCGCAAGCCATCAGACCTTGGCTACGACGATGGCAACTTCATCCTGCCGGCATTGCAGATTCAAGACTGCACTGTTGAAACGCCACGCGAGGCAGTGGCGGACGATGCCGGCCAGATGGCGCTGTTTGCCATGGAAGCGCGGACGCTGAGCGATCAACGGCAAGTGCGCAAGGCATCCCTCGCCCTCCGCGTGGCTGCTGCTGCCAAACTTGCCAACAGCAACACTGAGCAATGGATGGTGTGGTGTGATCTCAACGATGAGAGCAAAGCGCTAACGGCTGCCATCAATGGCGCGGTTGAGGTGTCTGGTTCTGACAGCGACGACCACAAGCGGCAAGCTGCCATCGACTTTCAGGATGGCAAGATTCGCGTACTGGTCAGCAAGTCGAGCATCTTTGGCTTTGGCCTCAACTTCCAGCGCTGCCACAACGTCGCATTTGTTGGCTTGAGTCACAGCTATGAGGCTTTTTATCAAGCCATCCGTAGGTGCTGGCGGTTTGGGCAAGAGCAACCGGTTAATGCGCACATTGTCTACGACATAGCCGAAGGCCGCGTCATTGAAAACATCCGCCGCAAAGAGGCGGACAGCATCCAGATGGCCCAATCAATGGTTGAAATCATGAAGCAACAAACAATGGAACAACTCAAAAAGATCCAGCGTCAGGTTGCACCGCACATTACAGAGCACAAGTCCGGCGACAACTGGGACCTGTACATGGGCGACTGCGTGGAGAGCATTAAGCAACTCGACAGCGACTCCATCCATTACAGCATCTTCAGTCCGCCATTCGCGTCGCTTTACACCTACAGCAACAGCGACCGCGACATGGGCAACAGCCGCAACGACCAGGAGTTCTTCGATCACTTCGTTTACCTAGCCAAGGAGCTGCATCGCGTGCTGATGCCGGGCCGGTTGATCAGCTTCCACTGCATGAATCTGCCCAGCAGCAAGGAACGCGATGGTTTCATCGGCGTGAAGGACTTTCGTGGCGACATGCTGCGGATATTCCAAGCTGCGGGCTTCGTATTCCATAGCGAGGTGTGCATCTGGAAAGATCCGGTCACCGCAATGCAGCGCACCAAGGCGATCGGGCTGCTGCATAAGCAAGTGCGTAAGGACTCAGCGCTTAGCCGTCAGGGCATTCCTGACTATCTGGTAACGGTGCGCAAGCTGGGCGACAACCTTGAGCCATGCGCGGGGCCATTCACTGAGTTTGCCGGCGAGAATGCACCGGCCAAAACGGGCGATGCGGTCAAAGACAGCATCAACATTTGGCAGCGTTACGCCAGCCCGGTGTGGATGGACATTAACCCATCAGACACGCTGCAATACCGCAGCGCCCGCGCCAATGAGGATGAACGTCACATCTGCCCGCTGCAGCTGGAGGTGATCCGCCGCGGCCTGCAGCTATGGAGCAATCCCGGCGATCTGGTGCTGTCGCCGTTTGCTGGCATCGGCAGCGAGGGCTACGTCAGTTTGCAGATGCAGCGCCGGTTTGTAGGCTTCGAACTGAAGCCTAGTTATTTCAATTGCGCCGCCAAAAACCTAAGCATGGTGGAGTCGCATAAGCAGGGAGAGCTGGTATGAACCTCCGCCCCTACCAGCAACAGCTAATAACCGACATCCGCCTGCAATACCAGCTAGGCCATCGCAAAGTGCTAGCCGTACTGCCCACAGGCGCTGGCAAGACCGTGTGCTTCAGCCACATTGCCCAATTCGCCGCCCGCAAGGGCAACCGCGTGCTGATCGCGGTACACCGTCAGGAGCTACTGGATCAAGCGTGCCGCGCGCTGCCGATGCCGCATGGCGTGATTGCCGCCAACCGCGGCATGGATCTCAGCCATGCAGTGCAAGTGGCATCAGTCCAAACGCTTGCCCGCAGGCTGCACAAACTGCCGCGTGATTTCTTTCAGCTGGTGATCATCGACGAGGCGCACCACAGCAATGCCGGCACCTGGGCAAAAACGCTGGAGCATTTCCACCAAGCGCACCTGCTGGGTGTCACTGCAACCCCAGTCCGCCTTGACGGCCGCGGCCTTGGCGAGCACTATCAGGTCATGGTGGAGGGGCCAAGCGCTGCCTGGCTAACCGACAACGGCTACCTCGCCGCGGCCAAGGTGCTGGCACCACCGGGCTTCGATACCACCGGCCTGCGCAAACGGATGGGTGACTTCGACACCAAAGAGGCAGAGCACCGTGTCGGCACGATCATGGGCGACTGCTTAAGCCACTACCGCAAACACCTTGATGGGCAGACGGCAATCGCCTTCTGCTGCAGCGTAGCCCATGCCGAGGCAGTAGCAAGGCTGTTCATGGGTGCCGGCATCCCAGCCGCCAGCATTGACGGCAGCATGACCAGCGAGCAACGGCGTGACCTGCTGCAGGCGCTAGGCACCGGTCGGATACGCGTGCTCACCTCGTGCGCACTCATCGGCGAAGGCGTGGACGTGCCCTCGGTCGGCGGCTGCATCCTGCTACGGCCTACTGCATCTACCAGCCTGCACCTGCAGATGATCGGCCGGTGCCTTAGGCCATCACCTGGCAAGGCTGCTGCAGTGGTGCTGGATCATGTCGGCAACACCTTGCGGCTGGGCCATCACCTCGAACCGCGTGAGTGGACGCTAGACGGCCTTAAAAAGCGCGACCGCGAGGCAGCGCCCAGCGTCAAGGTCTGCCCCAGCTGCTTTGCCGCCATGGCCAGCCAGGCCAAGCAATGCGGTGAATGCGGGCATCGCTTTGCACCAGAGGCACGCGAGCTGCAGCAGGTGGATGGTGAGTTGGTGGAGGTAAAATCTCTGGATCAATCGTGGCTTAGATATCGAAGCCCCGTAGAAGTTTATTTTGGTTCAGACTACGGGTGGATGAGTGGATTCGAGGTGTGTAGATATTCCGCTGAAAAAGTTAATGGTCAATGGGTAGAAAAAACTATTACCGTAGAAGCTACCCAGGCTGGATTGATTGGACCTGGAGATAAAATGGATGTCGACAGATCACGCGTTAGACCGGACAGCCAAGGAGCAAAACGCCAGCAAGGCGGTGCGCAAAGCCTCGACGATCTCCGCCAGCTAGCGCAGCAACGCGGCTACAAACGCGGATGGGCTGAGAGGGTGTATCAGGCTAGGTTGCTTAAAAGGCAAGGCGGATGAGGGTTTTAGTCGCTTGCGAATACAGCGCTCGCGTTCGTGATGCGTTCCGCAGCCGAGGCCATGACGCGTGGAGCTGTGACCTGCTGCCATGCGAAGGTGACCCGGAATGGCACTTGCAGCAGCCGGTAGAGAATGTGCTGGGTGATGGATGGGATCTGATGATTGCCCATCCGCCGTGCACGCATTTGGCGGTATCTGGTAGCAGGCATTTCCACCGCAAGCAGCGTGAACAAGCGGAAGCGCTGGATTTCGTGCGCTTGCTGATGGCGGCGCCCATCGACCGTTGGTGCATTGAGAACCCGGTCAGCGTGATCAGCACTGCCATTGCCCCCCCCCACTCAGATCATCCAGCCGTGGCAGTTTGGGCATGGTGAAACTAAGGCCACCTGCTTATGGCTTAAGAACCTTCCGCGGTTAAAGCCCACCAACGTGGTTAAAGGCCGCGAGCCGAAGGTGTGGATGATGAGCGGCCCAGACCGTTGGAAAAATCGCAGCCGTACATATATAGGTGTAGCCGAGGCGATGGCCAAGCAATGGGGCACAGTTACGCTGCCACCACCGATGCAGCAGCTAGCCCTTGCCATCTGAACAGCAAATTCAGCAACACATCCGCTTGACCTGCAGCACCGGCGCTACCAGGCTGTTCCGCAATAACGTTGGTCGATTGCCCGACCCTCGCACTGGTCGATGGGTTGAGTTTGGCGTTGGCGGCAAAGGCGCGGGTGATTTGCTTGGCTGGCGCACGGTGACAGTGACGCCAGAGATGGTCGGCACCCAAGTGGCGGTGTTCACCTCCATAGAGGTCAAGACCGCTACCGGCAGGCTGCGCCCTGAGCAGCAGCAGTGGCTAGATGCGGTGCAAGCGGCAGGTGGCATTGCCGGTGTGGCGCGGTCGGTGGATGACGCACTGGATCTGCTCAGTTGACTAGAACGTGTGCACCACTTATCACCCAGACCCGTTGCGCTGCAGTCGATCTAGCCTTGTAGTACATCCGCTCACCCTCAATTGTGAACGGATGTAACGCAGTGCTCTGTGCCACCTGTGGAAAACGATTTCTTCACAGGTACGGCTGTACCAGATTGCCGAGATCCCTTGCGCCGCAATGTATTTGGGCGGTGGTTTGCCTGTACTAGCGGGTGGTGTTTGGTATCAAGTTGATACCAGAACCGGCTGGCCTTGTGCCAGTTCGGGGCCAACCCGTGTGCAGCGAGTGTGCCAGTTTCTCCTTATAGTGCCACTTGCTGGTTGTCACATACTGCCCCAGATCCCTTGCGGCGCAGTCGATCTGGCCGGGAGTGGTACGCCTGACCCAGTGGGTCGGGTCTGGTATGTGCACCGCATATCACCGACAGTGGTGGGGCACCACGCACCACACCCCATGGGCCTCATGACCGACACGCTCCGCGCCACCCTCCGGGATCTGGCCGAGAGCGACGCCCGCCTGTATCGCGGGCTGGGCGAGATCACCGCCGCAACGCAGGCGCCGGCGCTACCCGCCACACAGGCCGACATCCAGGCCGCCATCGCCCTGCTTGAGCAGCACGGCTACACGGTCACGGGTCCTTGAGGGGCCCGGCCTCCCTCACCCGCTGTGCATCACGCATCACGCATCACAGGCCCCTTGCAGGGCCACACAGGCCCCACTCACGACACGACACCCATGACTGCTGACGCCATGCGCCGCCACCGCCTACGACGTGCTGGCCTGCTGCCTGACCTGGCCACATGCACCACCTGCAGCCGTCAGGCACGCAGCACCCGTACGGCGCCGCTCTGCTCCCGCTGCTGGCGTCTGTCGCCTGCTGGCCGCGAGTGGAACCGCCTGCGCATGGCCGCCCAACGGTTGACCACGGCAGCAGTGGGTGGTACGCTCCGTAAGCCCCAAACCGAGAACCATGACGACTACGACACTTGCCCTGATCGCAGCGCTGCTACTCCTGCCGATCATCATCCTGCTGTGGGCCACTGAGTCCACCGAACAACGCGCCAAGCGGTTGCGCAGCTATGGCTGGACCCAGCGCCGCATTGCTGAGCACATGGGCATCAGCCGCAGCCGTGTACAACGGATTGTGACCGCCCACGGTTGAGCGGGGCGGCGCAATGGCAGCCCGCGCCAAACGCCTAGCCGCCTGACCCCCACGCGGCCCGCCGGAGCCGCACCCAATCCGGCATCAACCCAACCCGAGAACCATGATCAAGATCATTGACCGCCTTGCTGTGCTCGTCATCATCTTTGGCATTGCTGCCATGGCATATGACACCGGCAAGCAACGGGTGCAGGCTCATCACGCTTGCCAAGAGCAGCTGAAGCCATGACCACAAACGACACGTATTGGACGCTGCAGACAGCTATTAACCACGGCGGCGGTTTCTACCGCCGCTTGGCTGAGGCGACGCTGCACGCCGACCCTGATAACAAACAGCGCGTGATGCTTGCATTTCCAGAGTTGCAGCAGTGCTACGGCCCACAGACGCACTTGCATCGCCAGCTGAGGGCAGCATGACCATTGGCAACGAGCAGTACCACGCTGACCCTGCCGTCAGCGCTTCGCATCTGCACGCCATCGCACGCAGCCCATACCACTACTGGGCGCGATACATCAACCCACTCCGGATACCAGTTGAGCCAACTGCTGCCATGCGGCTTGGCACGCTGGTGCATTGCGTAGTGCTAGAGCCTGATGAGGCAAGCAAGCGTTTTGGCGTTTGCGGTCCACGCAATACCAAGGCTGGCAAAGAGCAGGCTGCCGACATGGCTGCACGCGGCATTGAAGCTGTCACGCCTAGCGACATGCTTACTGCTAACTGCATGGCAGATAGCGTCCGCAGTCACCCTGCAGCATCTGCATTGCTTGCCTATGGCAAGGCTGAGCAGTCGTTCTGGTGGGATGATGCAGCTACCGGCTTGCGGTGCAAATGCCGCCCCGACTGGTACTCCGGCACCACTGTGGTTGACCTCAAAACCACTACGGACGCATCACCAGCGGGCTTTGCCAAAAGCGTGGCCACCTTCCGCTACCATACTCAAGCCAGTCATTACCTGTCTGGTCTGCATGGTGCTGAGCGTTTTGTGTTCATTGCTGTCGAGAAGACTGCACCGTACGCGGTTGCCGTTTACGAGCTTGACGCTGCGGCCTTGGCTGCCGGCAACGAGCTACGGCAACGTGACCTACGCATGATTGCCGACTGCCGCGCTACTAGCGAGTGGCCTGGCTACGGCGATGACTGCCAAACGCTCAGCCTGCCTTCATGGGCATTGACTGCCAACCCAACCATCACTTCCGATGACTTCTAGTATCACGCTCTGGACCCCAGAGCAAACCCAACTGATCAGCACGACTATTGCCCCAGGCTGCAGCAACGATGAACTGCGCCTGTTTGCCTATGCCTGCCAGCGCACTGGGCTAGATCCGTTCTCCAAGCAGATCTACGCCATCCGACGTAGTGGGCGCATGACCATTCAGGCCGGCATTGATGGCTTGCGCGCCATTGCTGAGCGCACCGGACAATTGGACGGCAGTGAGACGTACTGGTGTGGTGACGACGGCCAGTGGACTGATGTATGGCTTGGCAGCAAGCCACCCGCTGCGGCCAAAACCATCATCCATCGCAAGGGCAGCACGCATCCATTCACTGGTGTGGCGCGCTTTGCGGATTACAACGCCGGCCAGGGGCTTTGGTCCAAGATGGGCGCTGCGATGATTGCCAAATGCTCTGAAGCATTGGCACTGCGCAAGGCATTCCCTGCTGACATGTCCGGTGTGTACAGCACCGATGAAATGCACCAAGCCGAGGTTGAGCCTGTCACTGTGACCGCAGCGCCTGCACTGCCTGCCAAGGGCGATGCCAAGCTGTTCCAAGCTGGCAAGGCTGCTATCGCCAAGGCCGATACCATGGCCAAGCTGCAAGAGGTAACCGACCGCATGGAAGTGCGCAAGGCTGACCTAAGCGATGAGCAGCACAGCAAACTGCTGGGATTGGCACTAGCCAAGGAAACCGAGCTAGCGGTACCTGCAACCGAGGATCCATTCGCTGATGACTGAACCGTATCTGACCAATGACCAACTAGCAGCGCGTTGGGGGCTAAAGCCAGCCGCTATTAAAAACCAACGCGCACGCGGCATTGGTCCTAAGTATTACACCATCCCGCGCATCGGCTTTCCAGCCGGTACGCCACGGGTGCGGTATCCGCTATCCCAAGTCCTGGCCTTTGAAAAGGCCAATAACATCACGCCACTGACATGAGCCTTTACGCATCCGGCATCGTTCGCATCATTTCCGATCCCCAACTGCGTGCTTTTGAAAGCGGCAGTATGGTTGCCAACTTCGCAGGTGGCATCCAAGAGGGTAAAGACAAAGACGGCAATTACATCAACAATGTAATTGACATTGAAATGTGGGGCAAGTCTGCAGAGCTTGTTGCGGACCGCTGCAAAAAGGGTGATTCCATCATGGTGACAGGTAATGTCCGCCGCCAAGAATGGAACGACAAGACCACTGGCGATAAGCGCAGCAAGCATGTGTTGAATGTACAGCGGTTTGAGTTTCTGCCTCGTGCCGCACAAACCGAGGAGCCTGCTTTCTAATGGATCAAACCGCCCTTGAAGCTGCATTCAAGGAGTGGTGGGAGGCGTCCTACGGGCGCCCTCCCGGCACCCATGCAGTCATGACCCACGCTGGATTTGCAGCGTACATCCTTGAACTAATGAAAAATGACGGATCTCGTTAACCATCCGCCGCATTACAAACAAGGCGACATCGAATGCATCCAAGCCATAAAAGCTGCCCTTGGCTCTGAAGGCTTTAAGGCATATTGCAAGGGCCAGGTGTTCAAGTACCTATGGCGCGCTGAACACAAAGGCAATGCCGTAGAAGACCTCGGTAAAGCCGACTGGTACATGCGGCGCCTGCTGCTGGAGGCAGAGGCGTAATCTTTATTCCCAATTTGGAGCAAATTAGGAGATGACTGACCACCCGATCACCCCACCGCCGGAGCTGGTGCAGCAGTGGGTAGCCGAAATCTGGCACGAAGGGACCCCAGTTCGAGTTGCACTTAGCGACGAACACATCGCCACCCAAGCCGCCCGCTGGGGCGCCGACCAAGAGCTGGAGGCGTGTTGTGAGTGGGTTGAGAAAACGATTCCATCGTGGGTTCCAAATACTTTGAAAACGCAGCTCCGCGCCGCCCGCCGCCCCAAGCCAAAGAGCTTGAAGGAGCAGGCGCTGGAAACACTGAAGTATCCAAAAGATTTTTGGAGTGAAGCTGAGGTGGACACCATTCGTTTAGCACTGGAGGCCCTGCCCAATGACTGACCCGACCCCCACCGACTGGCGAGCGCTGTGCGCTGAGCTGCTGGAGGCGCTGGAAAATGCCATCCGCGTTGTTTACAACGAAGACGGTACTAAGCACATCAGCACTGCCGATCCCACGATTGCAAAGGCTGATGCCGCCTTGGCCCAGCCCGAGCCGCAGGGGCCGACGGATGAGGAGCTAGGTAAGTTGCTGTACTACGAGTTCACAACTAGCACGGGGCATGGAGAGCGTGTTAATGCAATGGGGTTTGCCCGTGCCGCCCTTGCCCGCTGGGGCCGCCCCGCCATCGAGCCGGTGCCGCAGCAGGAGGCTGAGTGATGACTGACCTCTCTCCCGCCGCGCAGGCTGTCCTACATGGGTTTCGCGCTGTGCCAACTCTTATGGATGGGCCGTCTATTGCCGGTGCCCTTCGCGCTTTAGTCGGTGCCAACGCCTATGAAGTCGAAGGAGAAGGCTGGTACAGCTTGATGATTGATGTCGATGACATCTATGCCATCGCCGCCGAGCTGGAGAACACCAATGATTGAGTGTTTTATGGCCTTCTGGATCGCTTCTGGTATTCCTACGTGCCTGATTTTCACACATAGCGAGCGTCATTTGATCAGAGGCATGGAACTTGCAGACGCAGTGATGTTGATAATTTTTTACACTTGCTTCGTCCTTATGGGCCCTATTGGTCTGACTGTGATTTTGATTGCAAAACTGCTTGTTTTTCTGACAAATCGATGACAACCCTTTATCAAAAACTACTCTCTGCCCAATGACTGACTTCCATATCGACTCAGAGATCGGCCGCATCGGCCAGCTCTGGTGGTTTAACTCCAACAACATTGAACGCCTCTGGATGGGGAGTGTCTCGCCTTGGGACAACAAGTGGTGCATCCGCTGGGGCACCTGTGGCTTCGGCCGCAATGTTCGCGTCTACATGGAGCCGATTGATGACTGAACAACTCATGGAAGACCTCACCAACGAGGAACACGAGGCTCTGCTGCTGATGAGCGAGCACGGCATTGCGGCGCCGCTTTCACCTGCTGCGCAGGCGGTGCTACAAGCAGCCTGCATCCACCACGGTTTATTCAATGAAGAAATTGTGCAGCGTCGCCGCAGCATCGCCGCCGCCTTGCGGGCTGCTGCGGATCAGATGGTAGTTCCGCTGCCTAAAACCCCTTCCGAATACGACATTGCGCAATACGATGGGCGTGAAGAGGCGATAGTAAACTTGCTCAACATCGCCGCTGAATTGGAGGCTGAGTGATGGCTGAGCTATCAAAAGAGGCGCAAGTCGTGCTGGACGCCTACATGAACAACTATGGCTGGCTAGATGGCCCTTTAGAAAAAGATTATCGTTGCACAGCCGCCGTCCTTCGCGCTGCGGTTGAGATCTACGCCGAAGAAGGAAACGGTGAAGGCCCTCAGTGGTTCCTCGCCATCGCCGTTGAGCTGGAGGCACTGTGACGCTGCCCCTGATGATCGAGCTGCTGGTGGGCTACGCCGTGGCGTGCTGCCTGGCGCTCTGGCTGGCGTCGAAGTTAGTGCCATGAACCTAGGCGAGCAGCGATGCCCTGAATGTCACGGCGTTATGCGCCTTGTTATGCAGGAGCGCACTTACAACGACCGCGCTAGGCGTAGGCGGCATGAATGCTACGACTGCCAGCATCGCAGCACCAGTTATTTGCTGAATGATGACTTTTTTCAGCAGTTAACGGCTGCGCATGATATTGTACAACGGTTGCAGGGGTTTTACTTTGACCACTGCGACACAGCTAATTAGGTGGGAGGTGGCCGGTCCTCACGCGGTGCCGGCCTCACCGCAGCCTCCCAGCTACGGAATGCCCAGTGACTCCGAAAGTCATTGGATCACTAGTATAGCCCCTCAATGACGCCCGACTCGTTCAAGCAGTACCTAAACGCCATCGGTCGCTACCCGCTGCTGTCGGCCGAGCAAGAAATTCAGCTGTCCCGCCAGGTGCGTCGATACCTTGAACTGCGTGATGCAGAAGGCGAACACACCAAGCAGGAGCAACGCGAAATGCGGATTGGTGTTCGCGCGCGAGACATGATCATCAACTGCAACCTGCGGTTAGTGGTGCATATTTCCAAGCGGTACATCACCCGGCTGCAGTCCAACAACATGGACCTCATGGACCTGATCCAAGAGGGTGCGCTTGGCTTGCATCGTGCAGCAGAGATGTTTGACGGCACCAAAGGGTACAAATTCTCCACCTACGCTTATTGGTGGATTCGCCAAGCTATCACGCGCGCCATTGATACCAAAGAGCGACTGATTCGAGTGCCGCAACATGCGCTAGAAAAAACCTACGCAGCGGCCAAAACGCAACGTGAATTTGCACAGGCCAATGGCCGCACGCCTACAGTGCGCGAGGTGGCTGACATTCTTAACATCAAAACAGATGAGCTGTTGATGCTAATGGAACGCAATAGGCCACACCGAAGCCTAGATGCGCTGATCACTGAAGATGGCAGCACAATATTAGACATCATCGCCGATGAATACGGCATTGACGATGACTACAACCCTGAAGAGATTTGTGAGCGCGTTGAGCAGCTGCAGCTGGCTTTTTTTCGTCTAGATCCCTTTGATAGGGATGTTGTGCGTATGAACTTTGGCATTGGTTGCGAAGCACCACAAAGTTATGCCGAGATCGGTCGCGACCTTGGCGTATGCAGAGAGCGGGTCAGGCAACGTGTGCAGCGTGCGCAACGCAAGTTAAAGTTAATCTTGCATCCAGCACTAGCGGCGTAGCATTCGTTTCCACCAAGGTTTTGATTTGGAGCAGGCTAAAAACTGCTCCATTTCTAATTTGGCAATATGACCAGTTGCCTGCTGGATCAGCTTGGATTGATACGCATTTTGACGAATCAACGACGCGCATAAATGCGCCACTTGGCTGGGGTCATCATGGGC